TAATATGAAATATAGACCATTCTTTTTCAACACATTTGATGAGAAATTTGCAACATTATTAAATACTTTAAAAAGCTTTAAAGTAAGATAATCCTATATAAATATATTTCATTAAATTTGTACAAAATCAATACCATGACAATTACACTAAACGAAGAGCAGGTAAAACAATTAGATGCGTTCATCCAAGAATTGCCAACTAAGTATGGTTTACCTTTAACTCAGTTCTTATCAAAACTTGCTCAAGAGCAAAATCCTGAGGAAGTAAAAGAGGAAACGGAAGCTTAATGAAAGATTGCGGATTAGCTATACGAAAGGCTTATGTAGATAAGTTAGCATCACAGAGTTTTTCTTTGGGTGTTTACGATACTATTGCACCTGACGATGTAGAACCTCCGTTTTTACTTATTAGCAGTCAAACGTCTTTAGAAAATAGCGACAAACAGAGTTACAACTTTGATGTTACTATTCAATTTGACGTTGTGTATAGAACTCTTAAGTCAGGTGAAGTAGGGCAGAAATCGGTAGACCAGTGGGCTAACGAATTGTTAGTGATCATAGGCGTTAATGTGCCAGATTACCCAAGTGCTTCTCCTGACTTTAAAATAGTTACTCGTAAGATGACAAGCAATATCGCTACATTTGATTATGTAGACGAATCTTATGTTTTCAGAAGAGTAATTACAATGGATCACTTTGTAACTCAAATATTATAAAAAATTAAAATAAAATAAAATGCCAACAACAGGAATTTTTAATGGTACAAATCTAGTAGTTCTAGTAGGAACTGAAGTTGTAGCTCACTCTACATCTTGCTCTTTATCTGTAAGTGCTGACTTACCAGATGCAACAACTAAATCAAGTGGTGGATGGGCTGATCAAATCGCAGGTTTGCGTTCTTGGTCTTTAACTACAGATGGTCTTACTACAGTTGAACCAACAGGTACAAACTATGTAGTAGGAGATATTTTCTCTGCCTTAAACGGAAGAGGCGTAGTTACAGTTAAGTTTACTACAGTTACTGGTAGCACTCCAATAGTAGGTGACTTAATTTGGTCTGGTTCTGCATTTGTAGAAAGCTTAGATATTACTGCTGACATGGAGTCTCCAGTTACTTACTCTGCTTCTTTTACAGGACAAGGTCAATTAACTCAGGCTACTAACGCATAATAACACCAAAAACACCAAAATATGAGAGGACATTACGAACTATCCCTAAGCGATGGGACTAAGATACCTATGAGGTTTTGTACATGGTCTTTAAAAAGATTCTGTCAATTACAAGGTATTGGACCATCAGACATATCGGAAGCTTTATCAGGTAATCAATCACTAGATGCGATTACTAATTTGCTAAAAGCTGCCGCAGAATATCCATTGTATAGTCAAGGAGTAACTCCAAGCTTTACAGATATTGAAGTATGTGATTGGATTGATGACATGGGTGGATTAGGTAGTAAGAAGTTCCAAGATGTTATGGCTTCTTTAGCAGAAAGTATGAATAGTGGTGTTGAACAACCTACTAATAAGAAAGCTGCAAAAGACGCTGTAAAAAAAAATTAGAGTGGATTGATATTGAAAGATATACAATGGGGGAGTGCCAAGTGCTTCCCCATTTGTTTTGGGATATGACGATGGCTGAGTTAGATTTTATTTGGTATGGTTACCGTCATAAAGAAGAACAAGAATGGATAAGAGCAAGATGGCAGACTACTCTTTTAATTAATATGCAATTACCAAAAGGTAAAAAGATTAAACCAAATGAGCTTTTACCACTTGACTGCGATAATCGTAACTTTGTGAAGCAAAGAGTGATGACACCTGAAGAGCTTAAAGAGGTCTTAAAAAAATACGATAATATAAAGAAATAGGATAATGGCAGATAATCAAGTAGACTTAAAATTAAACCTCGATTTCAAAGGGGTTAATGATGCGTTATATCAGATGATTGGTGATTTTAAAGGCACCGATAAAGAATTTGAAAAAATTGCTGCTAGTATACAAAAAAATGCTAATAAGCTAGAAGCTTCTATTTTGGTTTTTGGTCCTGCTTCAAAACAAGCTGCTGCTTCTCAAAAAGCTTTACAAGCTAATATGTTATCTCTTGTTGCAAATGGGGTAAATCCACAAATTGCAGCTGTAGCTACTTTATCTCAAAATTATAATTCATTAAATGGTATTTTAGCAACAACTCAATCTGCTACAAATGGAGCTACTTCTGCAATAAGTAATAGTGCAAATAGTTTAAAGCAATCAAATAAACAATGGATGGCATTGTCTTTGGTTGTACAAGATTTGCCATACGGATTTAGAGGTATTCAAAATAACTTACCTGCTTTATTTGGTAGCTTAGCAACTGGTGCTGGTGCTGCATATTTTGCATTTTCAGCAGTTGTAGCGGTAATTACCGCTATGGATATGGGACTTATTAAATTTGGTCAATCTGTAAAACTTACTACTGATTATTCAAAAGAAGCAGCCGATACATATGCAACAGAAACAGTACAATTAGATTCTCTTTATAGAGTTTCACAAGATGTAACTGTATCAATGGATGATAGACTAAGTGCTGCTCAATCTCTTATAAAAGAATATCCAGGATTATTAGAAAGTTATTCTGCTGAGGATATTGCTCTTGGAAAAGCTGCTGAATCTTATGATAAATTAAGAGAAGCTGTTTGGGCATATGCAAAAGTAAAAGCTGCTGAAAAAGTTTTAATTGAACTTGGAGGAAAGCAAAATGAACTTACAATTAAGCAAAATAAAGTTACAGCTCAACAAAATAAAGCAGATATAAAAGGTTTAACAGCTGTAAATTATGCGATGTATAATAATCTTAGTATTACTGAGCAATTTTATAAGTTTGTAAATGATTTACCTGTAAACGGAGCATTTGGACCTATTGTAAATGCTTTGCCAGAAATGCAAAAGACCACAGAATTATTAAGTGGTATTAAAAAAGAGCAAGAAGACTTAAACGATGAAACTAAGCTTTATCAAGATATAATAGATAATAATATAGTATTTGCTAAATTATTTGAAGATAGTAAAAATGGTGGCAAAAAAGGAGCTAAAGAAAAAGTAGATACATCTGCATTAGATAATTTAAAAATACAACAAAAATACTATAAGGATGATTTGGCAATGTTCTACGAATATGGTAGACTTATCATCAAAGAAGAAGAAAGGCTAGCCTTAGAAAAAGCTAATTTTGAAAAGAAATCTGAACAAGAAATAAAGAATATCAAAGCTGCATTTCAAACTCAAATGTTAGTTAATCAACAAGAGTTTGGTAGAGCTTTAATGTCTATTGCTGACAAGAATACAAAAGAATACGAAAAGAATGAAGAAGAGATTGCAAAAATAATTATTAGCAGTAGAGAACAAATTGCAGATGCAATTAAGAGGATTAATTCTGATATGAACACCGAGAACATCAAAAATGTTCAAACAGAACTTGATCAAACTTTAAAAGCTACAAGAGGTAATTATAATGCACAAAAAGAAGCTTATCAAATAGCTATAGATAAACTTAAAGAGAAAAAAGCAGCTTTAGATGAAGCAGGAATATCTTCGGAAGAATACCGTAAAAAAATAGAAAATTTACAAGCTGGATTGGGCGGTTTAGTTGATCCTTTAGAAACATTAAGTCAAACTTTACAATCCACTTTTAGTCAAATGAATATTGATTTAGTAACAGGCTTTGCTGAGAGTATTGGAGAAATGTTAGCTGGTGGTAAATTTGACTTTACTAAATTAGGTAACATCTTAGCAGATGGTTTATCTTCAATAGGTAAAGCTCTTATTGCATTCGCATTAACAAATGGTGCTGCTATCAACTTGTTTAAAGACCCTAAAACCTGGCCTTTAGCTCTTGCTGCTGGTATTGCAGCAGTTACAGCAGGTTCATTCTTAAAAAATTCAATTAATGAAAATAAAGCTACTGCATTTGCCAATGGTGGTATTGTATCAGGACCAACTATGGGTCTTGTAGGTGAATATCCTGGTGCTCAAAATAACCCTGAGGTTATTGCACCTTTAGATAAATTAAAATCTATGATTGGTGGTGGAGGAGGTGGCACATTTGTACTTAGAGGTCAAGACCTTTTAGTATCAATCAATAGAACTCAAAAATCATCTTTCCTTAAAGGTCAAAATATAAGTTTAGCATAATGGCATACGGACTAAGATATACAATAACTCAAGCTCTAAGAGATGACACTATTTTACAAGCTAGAATTTACGAAAAGGATTATACTCTTGCAGTAAAAAATTATGAAGCTATAAATATTAGTTTAGATTCTAACGCTAGTAATGATGAGCCTTTAGCTGGTATTATTTCCTCTCAATTAAATATATCTTTTTTAACAACAGAGGAAGATGGAGAAGAATTTCCTAGTCTATTGAGTTTTGATATTCGTAAATATTTTGTTAAACTATATAATGGAGAAAACCTATTATGGTGTGGGTTTTTATTTAACGATTATGTTTCAGTCCCTTTTACAACAGGTAATCTACAAGTTGATATACTAGCTATAGATGGATTGTCATTCTTAGAATATACTGATTTTATTTATGAAGAATCTTTAAGCATAAACTCAACTAATAGACTTATAGACGTTATCGCTGAAACTTTAAACGTTATCAATTACCCAGACCCTATAGAATTACTTACTTCTTGTTCTTATTATGCAGAAGGTATGTTTGATAGAGGGGATGCTTCTGGGGATGAACCGTTTTCACAAACATATCAATATAGAAGAGATTTTGTAGGCTTAAATTATTATGATGTTTTAAATAATATTGTTAAATCTTTTGGGTGTAGATTATTTCAAAGCGATGGTAAATGGCAAATAATAGCTATTAATCAAATGGCTTTAAGTACAAGATATTTTACTAATTATGTTATTTATCCAACAGTAAGTAATGCAGGTAGTGGAACAATAGATAAAAATATAAGCATTGAACCATATCAAGAAGGTAACGTTCACTTTGTTAATAATTCTCAAAATAAAATAGTTAGAAAAGGCTATCCTAAAGTAATTGTAAAAGGAAACTTTAACTATGCAAATAACTATGTTCACAATGGTAATTTTAAAGGTTATTATAATATAGTAACTACTCCACCATCAGTTTATCCTTTTCCTTATGGTTGGGATTATTTTACAACTAGCACTCCAAATCAGATTTATGTAAATTTAACAATAGAAGATGACCTATCCTCTAATACATTAAGTATTCGAAAAC